ATTAAGACCATCATCAAAAGTTTGGTTTACAGATGCAAGAATTAAAGACGTATCTGGTCAAGTACAGTTATCAAAAGAAAATAGTGCAAAGATACGTTCAGCGATAAAAGAATTAAGTGCAATGTCAGTTGATGAAGATACTTTCAAAGCAATTAATCAGAAGATTGGTGGACTAGAACTAGTTCACGAAATAAAAGCACACGCAAACTTACCAATTAGAAATGGACAAGCATTAGAACAAGATGCAGATAAATTTGCAAATGACTTTTTAGTAAAATTACAAAATAAATTTGATGATGCAGTAGCAAAATTAAAAACAGGACCTGAAGGAAAAGCAGGTCAGGCTAAATTACAGGCTAAAGCAGAAGTTGAACAAATTATAAATAACAATAAGAAAAATATTGCTGATATGTATCGTGCATATTTAAAATCTGAGGCAGTTAAGATGATGTTTCAGAGAAAAATGAAGAACATAAAAGCAATAGATAGTTTTATAGAGCAACCAGACGGTTCTTTTAAAGTAACAGACCCTGAAGGTTTCGTAATTGTGGATCAAATAGGCAGAGCAATGAAAATAGTCGATAGATTAGAATTCAGTGCGGCCAACTTTGCAAAGGATTAATATGATGTTAAGTAAAGAATGCAAAGCACATCTAAAAGAATCAGGAATGGGTCCGTTTGAACACGCCCGTTTCGCATTAGGAATTGCATTCGAACTTCAGGTTGCAACTGCGGCTTTAGTTGTTCACGCAGTGGCTCCAAGATGTTGTAAAACATATGCAAGTGATAAAATTTTAGATATTGCAGAACGTTTAAAAGAGATGAAAAATGGAAAGTAAATTAAAATTAATACCTGATTTAACTGAAAGCAGATTATTCAGAACAAGACAAAATCAAAGTAAGTTAAACGTAGATGATGCGGCAGAATTAACATTTGCATATTTTATGATTTTAAATATGTTTAATAAAGATTATGAATTTGCTCCATTGGCAAAAGATTATGCTAATAGAACAATGCAATATCGTAATTTTGATTACTTTAGAATGAGTGGTACAGATTTATATGCAACACTAAATCGTATGATGGGTAAACAACAAGATTTAGATGACGAAAGAGATAAGATTGCAATAAGTCGTATCAATATAAAAAGACAAGACGTACTAAGATATCTAAATCATATCGGTTCAAGTAAATCAGACGCAGGATTTGAACAAAGAATGTTATTAAGATTTCAACGTGACTTAAATATACAAGATAGTATGTTAAGGTCTATGAGAAGATTGGTAGCAGATTGGGATAATCTAAATCAAAATCAAAAAGCACTAGTTACTACAAGAATGATGCAATATACACGTGCAAAAGCAATGCGTAGTGAACTAATGCCTGCTCTAAAATCGTTTCAAAAACGTGGAAACTACATAGTTAACGATGAAAAAGATACTAAAAAGAGCATTTGGAACAATCCAATAACTAAAACGGCGGCGGCCGCGGCTGTTATATACGGTGCCCGTAAAGCAGGTAAGGCTCTAGGTAAGACTACATATCAAACAGGTCGTACATTAGGAAATAAATACCAAAATCGTGGTAAATAAGGCCCATTTTTCCTCAAAAAATGATAAATAAAAGCATAGAGCGATATAATTATATGCTCAAATAAATTCATTTAGGAGAACTAAAATGGCAAAAGTACACGAAACATATTCAGCAGGTCAATTCCTTACTGGTAACTTAAATCACTTCACAGTGACAAAAACTGGTATGGCTTCATCTGACCTAAAAGCAATCATTGAAGGTGCTGGCACAAGAGCAACAGTTGTTCTTGTTGGTGCAATCGATGGTAACGATGTAAGAATTGCAGTAGAAAACAACGGCGCTTGGGATGCCGCTGGTCTAGACGCGGCTCTAGGAGCAGACTTCTCAGTGGCGGATTTCGCTTACTAATTTTACCCCCCTGGACGTTAGTCCAACCCCACACTTTGCGTGTATTAAAAGGCCCGGTTTTTAATCGGGTCTTTTTTTATTATATACAAAGATAAATATAAGTAATATAAAGCATATTGGAGTAAACTTATGGCAAAGATACACGGCGCGGCATCGGCAGGAGAAAATCTAACAGGGAACATAAATTTCTATACGATTTATGTAAAACAATTAGATATGACTGCTACAGGAAATGTTGCAGAACAGTCACAACAAAATTTTGATGATGTTGTGAACTTAATCTCTTTGGTAGCACAACCTATTGTTATGAATAACCCTTTGTCAGTTACATTAGACGGTCTAGCACCATCAATGACTGGTCCTGGTATGTTATTTAAGTTTGCAGTAGAGCATCCAAGAGTTTTTGAAAGAAACGGAGACAACGTTTCAGTTCTAAAAGAACTATTTGAAGGCGTACAAATCGAAAATACTGTACTTCAAGAAGGTACAAACATCGAATTTGTAATGTCTGACATTCTATAAACAATTTCTATTAAATTTCAAGGCGGAGAGAGCAATTTCTCCGTCTTTTCTTTTCTATTCATAGATAACCTTTGGACCTAACAATGATAAATACAAACAATGGGATTTAATCTCAAGTAGGAGTTATTTTTTATGTCAGATATAGATGCAAAATTGGCGGCACTAGAAACAGAGAGTTTAGAAACTCACGTAGCAGTTTGCCACGAAAGATATAAAAATTTAGATACAAGTATTAATAGATTAGAAGGTCTAATTGAAAAGAATGCGTCTGATACTAAAGAAGGATTAGGCGAATTAAAGAAAATAATCATTTGGGCAACTTCAACTCTATTTGGAACTATGTTACTTGCATTACTTACATCAGTCTTTGGAGGACTATAATGTTATTAAATGAAGTAACAGATGATGTATACGAAGCCAAACTGGTTTATGCTCGTAAGGGCAGACAAGTTGTACGTAAATATCGTTGTTCATCAGGTCGTCTAAAAGGTAAAACAGTATCTAACCCAAGTGCTTGTTTTAAACCAGTAGATATTAAAAAAAGATTTACTCTTGCTAGAACAAAAGCAAAAATGGGTGCTAGATTAAAAAGAAAGTCTGCTATGACTAGAAGAATGAATCCAGCAAGTAGACGTTTGAAAACGTTGAACAAACGATAAGAGGAGATAGAGCAATGGAATTAAAAAAAGATATTATGAATTCAATGAACGAAGATATTTCTGATAAGATTGCAGATATTGCCGATTTAGTTGGTGAGAAAGAAGAAGTTGTTCGTGATAGATTAAAAACTTTAAACTTTCGTGATTACATTGAACTATCGAAAGCAGTTAGAAATACAGAAATGGAAAAAGCAAGAGATATTCTTGGGCTTGGACTTGAAGAAACAGAGTACAAGTATGATGGAAAACTTGTACATATTTCTAAAGAAGAATTTAAAAAAGTAAGCGGTGACTACAAGAACGATACACCAGGTGAAGAACGTATGGTTATTTTAGATCCTGAGTCAGGTGCTACAATTTCAGTACCAGTTAAATTTATTGGTGAAGAAATTGAAGAAGTAAATGAAGACGAAAAAAAGGTTGCGGCGGATATTAAAGATTATGTTGATGACCACAAAAAACATTTTGATGCGTATCCAATGGACGTAGAAGTTGACGATAAGATTTATGATTATGATGAATACTGGAAAATATTAGACAAGTATTATCCAGTTAATGAATATAGTCAAGGTGGAACACAAGGTACAATGACACCAGGTGAAATGAGAGGCGCACAAGCACAAGCAGGCGCTCAACAAGGTCAAGAAACGACTCCACAGAATAAAACTAAAAAAGCACAAGCAATGATGCGTTTAGGTAAAAAGAATTTAGGCGGAGCAACTGCACAACAGGCGGCTGATGCACTAGATAAAGCAGGACAAGGTAAACCATTAACACCAATTCAGCGTAAGGCAATGGCTCAACAAGCGGCCAGCGTTGACCAGTTAGCGGCAGATCCAAAAACTGCAACACAATTTAGAAACTTATTAAATAAACTTAATAAGTAATAGGGGTAGTATATGAGATTAAAAGAAGTATTAGGTGGATTATACGTTATGGTTACTGAGGAAGAAAATGATTTAATTATGAAGTATTTCTCAGAAAACGAATACGTAAATGAAACTCAATTAACTGAAAGAGAACAGGTAATTGCAAATAGACTATCACACAAAGGTGTTCTTATGCCATCTTTAAGAGGGTATAGGACAGTATAACGGAGGACTTTATGACGGCACCAAGCAAAAAAGATGTAGATTCAATGGCGAACATTCTTAGAGCAATGTCAGGCGATAAGAGTGGTTTGATATCAGAGGCATCTAATAACCAGGTACAGGGTAACGATAACGTAGATATTACTCCAGGCGTTAAAAAAGCAGATATTAAGGCTATGGAAAATATTATGAAAAACTTTCAAAATGCAACATCTAACGTTGCACAGAAAGTTGCTACAACTATTAACGAGGCCAAAAAAACCGAAAAAGGTATTCAAGTAGGTTATTATTCAGTTGAGAAAACATCTGATGAGGCATATGATATTAAAGACAGTAGAACACAAGATACTCTTTTTGAAAGTATTCGTCTTTATGAGACTGCATATGTAATCGTTAAACATCTCAATAAGGGTAAGAAAATCAATTCAGAAGATATTACTAAGGTAATTTCCGCAAATGCAATATTTGAAAAGTATTATTACGATGCTTTACAACACAAACATTCATACAAAGTTGCTAAAAAACGTGGTGATTTACATAAAATGGATATCGCTGAGGCTCGTTTTAGTCGTTCTAAGTCAGAAGCCAAACAGGCAAAATCGCAGATTTCTAAGATTTTCGAATCAGAGAAAAATTAAATCCACGAATTTAATCCAAAAAGATAAATACATAGTATAAACTATTATGTAATGGGGCAATAACCATGAGAAGTACAAATTTTTTTAAAACAGATACGATAGCAGTATCGTCACGTTTAAATGAGTTTTTGAAAAGAAATTTCGATTATGAAATCGAAGGTGATATCGATACTCTACGTGAGGCGAAAGCAAAACTGGAAGCAAAAAAGCGTGATATGAATCCAGACTTTCAGGATCGTTCATATGTTGAAACTATGCTTATGCTTGAAACTATCAAAGCATTATTAAAAGCACACAATGAAAACGAAGTGAACGAAGGCGGAAAACACAAGTATGTGTCAGACGCACAACGTAAGGCTGTTCACGCCAAGAAAGCCGAAGCAAAAAATGAAACAAAGGAACCAGAGATGGAAAAAGAAACTAAAAAAGTGGAAGAGAAATCAGTCGAGGCTCCTAAAGAAGAAAATTTAGAAGAATCACTTTTAGACCAGTTAAACAAACTATTAGAAGGTGATGCGGCTGAGGCAGAAATCACAATGGCGGCACGTGGTATCGTTGATGAACTACAAGACGTTGTTGAGAAATTAGGCAAAATTCAAAACGACCAATTAGGTCCTCTAGCAGACGAAATGTCATATACTCACGGACCACAACAAGCAGAAACATTTAAATCTTCTGTTGACCAAGCGATTGCAGGTTTATTAGACCAAGCACGTTCAACTAAAGATGCAGTTAATAATGCGGCTCTTGTTTTATCAGGTGAGGCGGCACCAAGCGAAATGGAACCAGCACAAGCAGAATTAGGCGGTGATATGCAAGACGATATGGAAGCAGATATTACGGCTGATATTGCAGGTGGTGACGAATCAGCATCTGGTGAGGCAGAAGAACCACTTGGCCGTTCGAAAAGAGACTAATAATGAAACTTGCTAGTCTGTTAAGCGAAGATAAAAATTATCAGGCTCAGTTACGCAATGATATAAATGCGTATCTAGTTCGCTTGAAGGCAAATGATATTGGTACTGTAGGTACTGATATGTTAGTTGATGAGTTAACAGGAATGGGTTATAGTGTAACTCCAGAAAGTTTAGTTGACTTGTTAGCAAATAGTAAGTACGTAAGTAAGGTCACTGTCGATACTATTGACCTCGCAGGAGCCCCATCAGGCGGGAAAGATAGAGAGAAAGATAGTGAAAAAGTAAAGGATCTAGCAGTTAAGACTGCCAAGAAGAGGATATAAGTTATGGCATTAATTATCAAAGGTGAACAAAAAATTATATCTAAGGAAGAAATGGAAAAGAAAATTTCCGAAGAGTTAGCAGAACGTGAAGATGCATATGATAAATTGACTATGCAACAAAAAGAAAGACGTAAAGAAATCGCTAGTGCTAAAAGACATAGAGAATTTATGTTGCGTGTACAACAAAACGCAATTAAAGATACTGCTATGAAAAGAAGTTTAGCAAAAGAACCGATTACTACTACTTCTGAAATTATAGCAGATGCTAGAGCCGAAAGAGCAAAGATGGTTACTTCATCTTCTGTAAACAAAGATGCAGAAACTCCAGATTTTACATCAATGACTAAAAAAGAAATTGATTTATGGGCAGAAGAAAACTTAGGTTTATCATTAGATAGAAGAAAGACTAAAGCAGAACTTATCCAAATAATTCAAGATAATCTATAATAACTATTGCAAACCGATTAAAAGTATAGTATAATAGAGGTACTATGCTAACAGAAAAGTATACATACGAACCTTTAAAACGAGTCGAAGTCGATGGAGTAAGACATTATCAAACTCCAAATGGTAAACCTTTACCAAGTGTCACAACTGTACTTGATGCACTCAAAGATAAAACATCATTATATGAATGGCGAAAAAGAGTAGGCGATGAGGAAGCAAATCGTATTACTAAACTTGCCACAGGAATAGGTACTCAAGTTCACTTACATATTGAAAAGTATATTCTTGAAGAAAATAGACCTGGTGGAACAAATCTTATTCATCAAATGTCAAAAGAATTATCTGATATTGTGATTGAAAAAGGATTATCAAATGTAGATGAAGTTTGGGGTACAGAAGTTCCTTTGTATTATCCTGGTTTATATGCAGGAACTACAGATTGTGTCGGAGTATGGAAAGGTAAACCTGCTATTATTGACTTTAAAACTACTCGTAAACCAAAGAAACGTGAATGGATTAATGATTACTTTTTACAAGGTTCTGCATATGCGGCCGCACATAATGAGTTATATGGAACTGATATAAAAACTATTGTGATTATGATGATTGGTTGGGACGCAGAGGCAGATAACTTAGGAAATTATCAAGAATTTGTTGTAGAAAAAGATGAATTTGAAAAGCATAGTTTGGATTGGGCCACTAAAGTTCAAGAGTATTTTGATAAATACATTAAGTAATAGGAGTTTTAGATGGCAACAACAAATGTTAAAATTCTACTAAGACGTGGATTAAGAAAAGAAATAAGTGCAGATACACTTGAAACCGCAGAGTTAGGCTTTGCAAATGATTCAAACCAATTATATGTAGGTACTGATGCGGCTATCAATGAAGTTATCTTTGACCCATTTGTAAACGCACACGCAGTAATCCAATCTTGGTTGAATAGTACAGACAATCCAGAACCCGGACTAAAAGTCGATGAAGACTTAGTAATCAGAGGTGTATCAGATGTCGATGCTTTAATTTTAGCAATGAGTAATACGGCCGCTTTCAATGTTCACGAATTTGGTCGACCAAGAAGAAACGTTGAAGTTGTTACAGAAAACTCTTTTAATCAAATGTTTGCAGACCAACATTTGCAATTATTTGATCCAACTACGGGACTACGTTCAAGTCTATTCAATAAGAAATTAGAAACTGTAAATTTACCAGTAGGTGCTTTAGAACCAAACAAGCAACATAGAATTACTGTTTTAGGTGATACAGATTGGAATGCATTATTAGGAACAACGGCTGTTACTTATAATGTAGGTGATACGTTCACTCCAACAACAACAGGTACAACTGTACAACAAGCAACATACGATTATACAGGTAGTGACTTTGCATTAAATAAATGGGACGGAACTGCTTGGCAAACACAAACAGTTGACTTACTACAAGATGCACCTGGTACAGGAAATGTAAAAGCAGAAGTAAATGGTTACGCATATCCTATCGATGCATATGGCAACGATGGTGATTTTGCAGTAGTGGCTTCAACCGCTATTATAGTTTATTATCAAAAAGTCGGAGGTGTTTGGCAGAAGTTAGGCGTAGATACTTTTACTGCACAACCAACATATTCTGCAACTGCACCGACAACTGCACAAAGTGGAATCAGCGGTGACTTATGGGTTGATACATCTTCTTTATCATTAAAATTAGATGGCACAACTGATGTGACAACAATCTATACAGATTCAGCATCAGTTGATAGTGTCACCAATGCACACTGGATCTTATTGAATGAAACTTTAAATTATTTAACACACGGTGTTAGAGATTTATTAGTAGACGGTAGAGCGGATTTACTAGATGGTATTTTCTTAAAATACAATAAAAATACTTGTACAACATTTTTCATCGATTATTCACTAAAACAAACAAATGGAACTGTAACTTATGTACGTGTAGGTACATTGAAAGCAATCAATGGTACTCCTCAAGGAATAAATCAAGTCAAAATGACAGATGACAATACTGAAATCTGGCAAGATGATGGTGACGGCATTGCAGAGGCAGACGAGTTTTCTAATATAGAATTTACTGCATCTATCAATGGTGATGATTTATTATTTGAATATACACAAGATGCAGGTTTTACAACTGATATTAGTTTTACTGTTAAACGATGGACAATGTAAATGCAAGATAAAGCAACTCTGCTTTATGAGTGGCGTCAACTTAGATTAAAAATTCAAAACGATTTTTCTCAAAAGCAACTACAGAATATGATGAACTGGTGGAAATCACTCCAACCAGCAATACACGGTTTTAATTACGATGATATGAAGACTTGGCCTGATGTATGGGAATACATCAATGAAGGATATTATACTCATAGTGGAAATGGTTTAGGTTGTTTTTACACAATGCATTATGCTTGTCCAGAAAGAGATAATAGATTATGGTTAATACACGATATGTATTATGGTGATATGTATCTAGTAACTTATACAGATGGTTTTGTTCTTAATAGATCCAACGGAAAAGTATGCAATTATGAAGAACATAAAAAAGATTTGCATATTATGGAAAAGTATGATACAAATAAGATTATTTCCACATTGAAGTATAGGGAATAAATATATATAATGGAAGCAATAGATAAACATTTAGAAAAAAGATATGAACAAGGTTTCGTAACAGAAGTCGAAGCCTATACGTTGCCACCTG